GGACATTGTAAAGACGCTTTACGGCCTCGTGTCGCAGAAGCGTCTTTTGTCGCTCTTGCCTTTTGTGACCGATCCTGCCGAAGAGCTTGAGGAGTTGAAAAGGGAGCAAGATGGCGCGAATGACTATGGCGAAATGACGGGAGGCGCAGGCCATGACGAAAAAGGCGACGCCGACGGAAACGTATTGGCAGAAGCGTCAAAGGGAACTGGAAGAGGAGTGGAACAGAAAGAGCCGCCAAGAGATTGAGCGCGAGTTGAAAGCATACTATGAGCAGTCTCTCGCGCACATCGAGAAGGACATCCGGACGCTCTATCAGCGGTTCGCAACGGATAACGGAATGGACATGGCAGCTGCGCAACGGCTTCTCATGGGCAGCGAGTACTGCGTGTGGCGCATGGATTTGCAGGAGTACGTTGCGAAAATCAACGCGACAGGTGACAAGGAGCTTCTGCGCGAGCTGAACACGCTCGCTATGCGCAGCCGTATCACACGACTCGACGCGCTGCGCTCGGAAACCATCAAGGAAATGATTCAGCTCTCGGAAAAGACGGAACGCGCGATGAGTCGCTTCCTGCCGTCGGCATACAAGGACTTTTATTATCGCGGGCTTTACGAGATCGGCAAGACGCGAGGGCTTCGGAGTGCGGCGGGCGTTGTGAATGGCAAGCGCATTGAGGCTGTGCTACGCATGCCGTGGAGCGGCAAGAACTACTCGGAGCGCATTTGGCACAATAACGCAAAGCTCGGCGAGACGATTCAACGTAACATTATCGCTGCCGCCCATCGGGGTGTACCCGTGAGCGACATGGTACGCGATGTAAGGGAGCGCATGGGTGTCGGCACGAGCGATGCGACGCGGCTTGTGCGTACGGAGCTGAACTATGTGCAGAATCAGGCGGCGCTCGACTCCATCAAGGATGCGGGCATGACATACTACCGCTTCATTGCGACGCTCGACAATCGCACGTCACCCACGTGCAGGAGCAAGGACGGGCATGTGTTTCCCGTGGATGACGCAGAACCGGGTACAAACATGCCTCCGCTGCATCCGAGGTGCAGGAGCATCATTTCGGGCAGTCTCTATGCCGAGCATAAGCCGCGCAAGGGGACGCGCATCGCACGAGATGAGCACGGGAAGAATGTTTTCGTACCTGCGGGTATGCGGTATGAGGAATGGAAAAGTGTTTATATTGACAAGAAACAGACGGTAGCACAGTGGCACGGGAAATACGTCGCTTCGCAAGCGACAAATACAGCGGGAACGTTGAATGCCGCCGCGCAAAGTGGTACAATTTTAGTAGAACAGGCGCTTCGAGCGAATGCAACGAAACTGCAAGCATCGATGCCGGCGGATGATTACAATGAATATATCAACCTATTGAAAGATAACGAGACGATTGCGCATCTGTATACGCAGTATGCGGATGGCATTTCACTTGTCAAAAATGCTGCTAAAGGTGGATACTACGATCATCGGGCGAGTATTCTTGAATGGAGTTATCCAGATGCTAAACATATAGCGACTGGAAGGCATAAGTATCATACCTTGGCGCATGAGTACGGACATCTATTTGATAGGAAATTGCCAACATCGAAGCTGACATTTAAGGAACTGGACGCTGTGAATGCGGGCGTGCTCAAGATTTCCGATTATCGTGTTAGTTTTTCTGATGAATTTTTGGCAGCGATGCGTGCCGACAAAGTACATTTGCGAAAGACCGTTACGTCCACCGTGAAATCAGAGTTTCGGGCACGTGCGGCTAGTGCGGGAGTACAGGATGCGATTGATGGCCTTTTCGTCAACGCTAGAATACGATGGGGGCACGGAGAGGTTTACTATAATCGCATCTACAACAACATCAAGAAGTGGAAGTATGAAAAAAACTTGAAGCAAGTTTACGAGTCGTTGGGGTTTGATGCAAGTAATCAGACAAAGGTCAAGACACTATGTAGAGCTTATGAAGCTGCGAGTGAGGCATGGGCGAATATTGTAAGTGCAGTTACTTGTGGCGGGGAGGAATTGGAGTACGTCAAGAAATATTTGCCGAATAGTTATCAAGCTTTTATGGAAATCTTGGAGAAGGTGAAATCATGAGGAAACGAAAAAAGACTTATGAGGAACTGGTCAAAGAATATGGCGAGGAAAACGTGTTTCCCGATTTCGAGACAGAGCCACAAACGGAAATTGATCGGGTCTTGGACGCATATTACGATCGCTTCGGAGAGTGCTTTCCTTCGAATCCCTTACGCTGTGGGAGATCTGATGAGGAAGTAATCGGGATGATTACCCGATGCCTTGCCGAAGACAAGGATGTGTACGAAATGGGGATTCTTCCAGAGCCGTCATTTGATATTATCTACTGAGGTGCATCATGGCAAATTTCAAGCTGATCTACCAGATACTCACGCTCTTGGACAAGTATCTCGATCACGAAGACCCCGACTGGTCGAAGCTCTCGGCAGAGCATTTCAAGGTCACAGAGAAGCGGTTCACGCATATCATGCTCATGCTCTACGAGGCGGGCTACATCGACGGCATCGAACCGATACCCTTGGGCGGCAATGCGTATGACTTCAAGATGATAAGCCCGTCCATCACGCTTCGCGGCATGGAGTACCTTGAGGAGAACACGACGATGAAGAAAGCGTATCGGCTGCTGAAAGGCATTAAGGATATTACGCCGAGAATTTAACTGCATAGGAAAAAGCACTTTGCGTATGCTGCAAGGTGCTTTTCTTATGCCTGTTTTTAGGAGGTGGTGCCATGCCTGAAAGTGTAATGATTGACGCAGTACGATATGCGATTCTACGCGTCAAAGAACCGCTGATTCTTGAGGGGCGCGAGTGCAACGCCGTGGTGGAGTACAACACAGCGCAGATCAAGATGTTGGGTGGCGGGAATATCGGCGAAGGCAACAAGGCGAAACTGCTCATGCACGAGATTGTTCATGCGATTCTCTTTGAGCGTGGCTTGACTGAGCACGCGGGGGATGAGGATCTTGTTTCGGAGCTTGCGGCGGGTTTTGTGAACCTTGTACGAATGAATCCGCAGTTGATGGAGTTTTTGCAAGGATAGGAGGCGCGAGTATGTGCGGCATACGATCTCCGGCGCAGATGAGCGTCGACCGAGGGAAAATGATAACGAAGGAGGATGAATATGGCAGAGGATATGTTTGATTTCGATTTGCAGCTCTTCGCGGGCGGCGATGGCGGCAGCGAGGGGAGCACTGGCGGCACAGATGGTAATCCTGCGGGTGCGACTGACGCGGGGGGCGGTGAGAGCAAGCCGACGGGCGACCCTGCGCAGGACAAGACGGAAGATACGCAGGCGAAGATTGACGCCGCCGTTGCCGCCGCCAAGGCGAAGTGGGAGAAGGATTATCAGAAGAAGGCTGCGGCAGAGCAGAAGGAGAAAGAGCGCCTGTCGAAGCTCTCCGAAGACGAGCGCAAGGCGGCAGAGTTGGAGAACAGCCGCAAGGAGCTTGAGGCGAAGGAAGCCGAGCTGAAGAAGAAGGAACTCAAGCTTGAAATGGTCAAGGTGCTCGCCGACCGCAAGATTCCCGTGCAGTTTATGGACTATCTCATCGCCGAGGATAACGAAAGTACGCTTTCACGCATCACGGCGTTCGAGAAGGAATTCAAGAAGGCGGTCGAGGCGGGTGTGAACGAGAAGCTCAAAGGCAAGACGCCGCCGGCTGGAGCAAGTGCCGGAAGCGCGTCGGGGGCTTCGGGCGGCGCAGGCGTGACGAACGGCTTCTTTGATGCCATCTACAATAACCAGGTCAAGAGATAAGGAGGACATACGAAATGGGAGATACGACGTATTTGAAGGAAAATTTGCAGGGATTTGTGCCAACGCCCACGGCAGCGGAGATCATCGCGGACGTGGTGCGCGGCTCTTCGGTCATGCGGCTTTCGAAGGTGCAGCCTATGACTTCGGAGACGCAGAAGTTTCCCGTCATGACGGAAGGCCCCGGCGCGTACTGGGTCGGCGAGACGGAGCGCATCAAGACTTCGGTCGCGACATGGATTTTCCCGGAGCTTGTCGCCAAGAAGATTGGTGTCATCGTGCCGTGCAGCAAGGAGAAGCTCGAAGACACGACGACCAACGTGTTTGCGGAGATTCGCCCGTACATCGCCGAGGCGTTTTACAAGGCGATTGACGCAGCGTGCCTCTTCGGCACGAACAGCCCGTTTGCAAAGAATATCTTCGGCGTAGCTTCGACGGGCGGGCGCGTCATTGCCGAGGAGACGAATCCGAAGCTCGACCTCGACATTTCGGACGTGATGGCGCTCGTCGAGGATGGCGGTCTTGACGTCAACGGCTTCGTCGCGGGCTACGATCTCAAGAACAGCCTCCGCAAGCTGCGCGATGCGAACGGCAACCAGCTCTTCGTCACGGGCGTCGATTCGAGCACGCTCTATTCGCAGCCGATCGAGTTTGCGCGTAACGGTGCATGGGACAAGACGAAGGCGCGTGCGATTGCAGGCGACTGGAAGTATTCGATCATCGGCATCCGCGACCAGATTCAGTATGAGACGCTCAAGGAAGCTACGCTTCAGTCGGTGCAGATGGGCGACGGCAAGCCGCTGTCTCTCGCAGAAAACGATATGGTGGCGATCAAGGCGACGATGCGCCTCGGCTTCCTGCCCGTCAAGGAGACGGCGTTTGCGGCGCTCAAGCCGAAGGCGTAAGGAGGCAGCACGATGGAGTTTCAGGAGTATGAGAAGGACGGGCGGGTGATTTCGGCGACGGAGACCGCCTATCGCGCCATTTACGAGGCGCAGGGGTTCAAGCCGAGGTCGCCGACCGCTTTGAAGGGGGGAAAGCGCGGTGGAAAAGCAGGAAGCGATTCGGGAGATTGCGACGAAGGTGCGCCTGCTGGAAAGCAAGAGGACGCTTGACGAGGGTCTGCTCACATTTTACGTCGAGAAGCTTGTCACGGATATCTTGGGCTATTGTCATCGCGCCGATTTTCCCGATGCGCTCATTTATTCGGCAGTTGACCTCATCCGCAAACGGTTCGCGGATGAGGATGCGTCCGCAGGCAGTGAGCTTGGCATACGGGCGGCGGGACCTCTTTCCAGCGTCAAGATGGACGATACGGAATTCAAGTTCGCTGTCGCAAACATCGACCCGACGGGATGCCTTGCCGACTTTGATTTTGCGACGCTCAAGCCGAAGTTGAACCGCTACCGCAAGGTGGTGAGCTGGGCATGAGCCTCAAAGGTGTGCTGCATCGTCTGATGTACCATGACAGGGCGGACGTGTATCGCCTCAAGAAGGTGCAAGCGGAAGACGGCTCGGACGACTATGCCGAGGATGAAACGCCTGTCTATGCCGCGCTCCCCTGCAAGCTCTCGCAATATGGCAAGGAACTGACGACGGCTAAGACGGAGCGGGCGACGAGCGTCTTTATCGACCTTAGACTCTGCTGCGACCCTGTCATTGACATCCGCGAGAATGACCGCGTCGTTGTCTTGCGGCACAGGCGGCGCATGGAGTTTTTCGCGGGCGTGAGCTTCCCCTATCCGACGCATCAGGAAATCGCGCTGAGGAAGAGAGGGGAGGTCGGCAATGGGCGTAGTGATTGAGGGCTTGGATGAGCTGGAAAGAAAGCTCGCTGAAGCGGAGTTGCGGTATCGCGGGGCGGCGGATCGTTTCTTGAAGCAGCAGACGGAACTTCTTCTGGGGACGGTGCGCGGCAATACGCCCGTCGACACGAGCGTATTGCGCAGCGGTTGGGCAAGGACGCAGCCGGAGAACGGCACAGTCAGCGTACACAACAACACGAAGTATGCAGCGCACGTCGAATATGGTCACCGCATTGTTCACATGGTCAAAGGCAAGAAGGTATATACGGGCAAGACCGTCCCCGGTGTGAAGATGCTCCGAAAATCGGTGCTACAGCAAAAAGCGATGTTCCGCGAGAACGCAAAAGCAATCTTGGAGGCGATGTTCAAATGATGGCTGCCGTTGAGATTCGCAGTGCGCTTTCGGCTTTGTTGAAACAGCATTTTCCGTATGCGGTCTATTTTACGAACAACGCGAGCACCGACAAGGGATACTTTCACGTTGAGCTTTCTCCCAAAAAGCGTGTGGTTGATTGCGTGATTTACGAGCGCGAGATAGATGTCATGATGGAGCTGGTTCTGCCGCCCGACGCTCGCGGGCGTATCGATCGCGCGAAGCTCTACGAGGCGGTCGATACACTCGACGCGGCGCTCCTGCCCGTGCTGACGATTGGCGACCGCCATATCACGGTGCAGGAGACATCAAGCCGCATCGTCGACGAGGTGCTGCACTACAGCTTCACGTTGGACTTTGCGGACGCGATGCCCGAGGAGCCTGTAGAGCTGATGGAGGAGCTTTCCATCAACGGAGAAAGAGAAACCTAAAAGGAGGAATGACATATGCCAAACGAGGCTGAAAAGTTCGGTCTGCCACAGGTCATCATCGACTTTCGCACGAAGTCGACGACCGCCATTGCCCGCAGTGCGCGTGGCATCGGCGTGATGATCTTGAACAATGAGACGACGAACGTATCGAAGTTTTACAAGATTTCGGACAGCACGGATATTCCCGACGAGGGGCTGACCGAAAAGAATGTGGCGCTCATCAAGAAAGCGCTGTTGGGTGTGCCGTTGCGCATCTTGGTCTACACGCTTCCGGTGACGGATGTTGTGCCGGGGGAAGGGACGCTGCTCAATCAGGCAGACGTATTGAAGAAGCTCCACAATATCAAGTGGAACTATATCTGCCATCCGACGGGCACGTCGCAAGATCAGGAAGACCTTGCGACTTGGGTCAAGAAGGAGCGCAATATCAAACGCAAGACGTTCAAGGCGGTCGTGGCGAATTTCGATGCGGACGACAAGGGTGTCGTCAATTTCACGACGGACAATATCCGTTGCATGAATCCAGCTTATACGGATGCATTGCAGGCGGCGAACGGCGACAAGACGAAGGTCAAGGGCTCCATTCCCGAATATCTCGTCTATACCTCGACGGAGTACACGGCGCGTATCATGGGCATCCTCGCGGGACTTGCGCTCGATCGTTCGGCGACGTACTACGAATTGGGAGAGGTGCACGATTGCGAGGTGTACGAGGATATTGACGACTGCATCAGCAAGGGGCAACTTTGCCTTATCGATGAGATGGACGGCAACGGCGTGAAGATTGCGCGTGCGTGCAACTCTCTTCATACGTTCACAACGGACGTCGGGCAGGATTTCCGCTACATCAAGATCATCGAGGCGGTGGACATGATCACGGACGACATCCGCGACACGTTCAAAAATTCGTATGTTGGCAAGGTCATCAACGACTACAATCACAAAATGCTCTTTATCTCGGCGATCCTCGTCTATTTCCGCAATCTCAAGGGGAATGTGCTGGATAACTCGTCGACGGCGATCAACACGGTCGACATCGACGAGCCTGCGCAGAAGGACTACGCCATTCTGCACGGCGACGACGTGACGAAGATGACGGCGCAGCAGATTCGCGAGTACAACACGGGTACACAGGTGCTTCTCACGGGGCGCATCACACCTGTCAACGCGATGGAAGACTTGCGCATTACGTTCACGATGTAAGAGGAGGGAGGTGAAAGGATATGGCAAGAGACGTAGAGGACGTGAAGTATCGCGGTCGTAGACGCTGGAACGGCTCGCACGGGCGCGTATGGTGGGACGGCGAAATGCTGTTTGAAATCGCGAAGTTCGAGGCGAAAGTGACGGCTGACCGCGAGGATGTGCTGATCGGCAACTCCAAGGACAGCAAGATCACCTCGCTCACGGGCGAAGGGTCATTCACGATCAAGAGCGTCATCAACCGCAACATCAACCGCTACCTTGAGGAGTGGAAGAACGGGCATGATCCGCGAGCCAGCCTCGTGGGTCTCATCGACGATCCCGATGCTGTGGACGGGCAAAAAGAACGTTGCCTAATTGATAACGTGTGGTTCAATGAATTGCTGCTCCTTTCCTTTGAGAAAGGGCAGGTCGTCGAGAAGGAGTTTACGTTTGGCTTTACGCCGGAGGATGCAAACTTCGTTGAAGTGGTGGATGCTTGACGTTCAGGAGAATAAGAGTTGCCCGGCAAAGTGTCTGTCGGGCTTAGTTGTGGGAGGAATACGAAAATGGCAGTATCTATCAAAGAACTCATCGAGAAGAAAGAAGAATTGGCAAACAGGAAGAAGCGCAAGTACGACATTGAAACGAGCGCGGGAATGATGACGGTGAAGCTTCCGACGCGCTCCTATGTGGCGGAAGTCATGAAGCTCGAAGGCTCGGATGAACTGCTGCTTCTGGATTGCATCGTCGACCCGAACCTCAAGGAAGCAGGGCTGCAGGAAGCCTATGGATGCCTTGAGCCGACGGACATCATCGGCAAGCTCTTCGACGCGGGAGAGATTCCGGGGCTTGGGCGCAAGGTCATGGAGCTGGCAGGCTACGGACGCGACATTCGTGCGGCATTGCATGAAGACGCAAAAAACTGATCGAGGAGGACTGGGAGGCGCGTACTGCCGCCTTCCTTGTCCTCAAAGGTCATAGGCTGGACTATTTCTTTTCGCTCTCTGAGGTGGAAAAGATATTTTGCTATGAGGCGATGGCGTTTGAAGAAAAGCGCCGCATCGACGAATTGAAAGTGCTGGCAGCGGGAAGGGGGGTGGCTCTTCGATGAGCGATTATGTATTGTCCGCCGTTTTGTGGCTCAAGGACGAGCTGACGAGCAGGACGAAAAGGGCGCAGGAAAGCCTCAACGGCGTCAAGGGTGCGGCGCAAGGTGCAGGCGGCAGTCTGAACAATTTGGAGCGCGACATGCATCGCGCGGGTTCGGCAGTCAACGAGCTGGCGGGCAGGTCGGACAGGCTGAAAAATAGTCTGTCCGGCATCAAGGGAGACTACTCGCCGACGATCCGCGTGCGCGACAACGCCTCTGGTAAAATCGGCGGCATCCGCAGTATGCTCGACAGCATATCGGGGAAGATTCACACGGTCACGGTCAACGTCCGACAGAACGGCGGCCTTTCGGGGCTGGCGAGCAAGGCGGGCGGCGCAGTATCCGGCATCGCGGGTGGCATGATGATGGGGACCGGGATGCAGAGGGCGGGCGCGGCTGGCATCGGTTTTGGAGTCTATGATACGGTCAAGACGTACATGGATTTTGAGGCCGAAATGAAGCGAGTGCAGGCCATATCTGGTGCATCGCAAGGCGATTTTGAATCTTTGACAGCCAAAGCAAAAGAAATGGGGGCGACGACACAGTTTTCTGCGACGGAATCGGCACAAGCACTTGAGTATATGGCGATGGCGGGATGGAAAACGGATGAAATGCTCAGCGGCATATCGGGCATTATGTCACTTGCAGCTGCATCTGGTGAAGATTTGGGGAGCGTTTCGGATATTGTTACGGACGCTTTGACTGCTTTTGGACTAAAGGCGTCAGATTCTGCACATTTTGCGGATGTGCTCGCACAAGCAGCGTCAAACGCTAATACCAATGTGGGCATGATGGGGTATACATTTAAGTACGTTGCACCGATCGCTGGCGCATTGAAGTATTCCGTTGAAGATGTTGGTGTTTCCATCGGCCTCATAGCAAATGCCGGCATTAAAGCGGAACAGGCGGGCACATCATTACGCGCAATCATGACACGCCTTGTTGCACCGCCAAAAAAAGCGGCAAAGGCGATGGCGGCACTTGGGTTATCTGTAAAAAATGCAGATGGATCTATGAAACCTTGGAATGAAACCATGCTGGAATTGCGAGCGAAGTTTGCTGGCCTGACGGATGCAGAGAAAACACAAATGGCCGCCAGTATTGCAGGCCAAGAAGCTATGTCAGGATTCTTGGCCATGGTGAATGCATCTGATGCAGATTTTGAAAAGTTGACGGCAGCCATTGGTAATGCAGATGGTGCAGCCGACCATATGGCGAAGACAGTAAATGATAATCTCAAGGGAGATTTGAAAGCTCTTTCGTCCACATGGGAAGCATTTCAGCTGGAATTTATGGAAGGCAAGGGCAGTGAGGGTCTGCGATCTTTTGTGCAAGGCGTTCGTGACGATGTTGCAAAGTTTAAGACCTACGTTTCTGACGGCTTCGACATCAGCGACGCGGGCAAGATCGCCATGAATGTTGTCGTGCAGCTCAAGGACAAGTTTCTTGAGCTTGACGGCGCAGGCTCTATTCTTGCGGGTGGCGCACTTGCAGCAGCTTTGTATAGGATCACGAGTCTCAGCAAGAAAGCCTATAGCGGCATCAAGGGATTCTTCACGTCTTCGGGCGGCGGCAAGACTGGACTCCCCGGTGGCGCGTCGGCGGTCTCGACCATGACGGTCCATGCGGGTATGGTCATTATCCATGCCGCGAGCATCGCCAATGCGAGTGCAGGAGGCGGCGTCAATCTCAGCAAGGGCGGCAAGGGAGCGGCTGGCGCAGGTGTGTCGGGCGCGGCTGGCGCGGCGGGAAATGCTGGGCGTGCGGGCAAGCTCCTTAAGAGCGGCGGCAAATTCCTCAAAGGCGGCGGTTGGCTCGCGGCCTTGGGCGCAGGCATCGGCATTTACGATGCATACAGCACAAACGACGCGGCGGCAGCAGAAGCGCAATACGGCGTGGATGCGGCGCTGGAGAACTACCGTGAAAAAACGAAGGATGGCACGATGACGGAACAAGACCGTGCTGACCTCATGTCCGCGATAGACTACCAACAGAAGACCGAGGACTACAACAAGAGCCGCATGGGCGGTGCGGTAGGCTCTGGTGTCGGCTCTCTTGCAGGCGCATGGGCGGGGGCGGAAGCTGGCGCAGCAGGCGGCGCGGCCATCGGCGCACTCTTCGCTGGCGTAGGTGCTGCACCGGGCGCGGCGATCGGCGGTGTGTTCGGTGCGATCGCGGGCGGTTTTGGCGGGGCGGAACTGGGCGAGATGATCGGCTGCGGCATCGCGGAGAATTTTGACGGCGCGGTGGAAAGCATCAAAGAAGGATGGGCAGACCTATCGGGATGGTTTACCGATGCCGTATGGACGCCGATTTCTGATGCCTCTATTACAGGCATCAATACGGTGGTCGGTATCGCCGCCCTTGGCTGGGGAAAGATAAAACCCCACTGGGAGCAAGCGTCACAACGGTTTACTGCTACGGTTTGGCAGCCAATCTCCCAAGAAGCCGCAGAAACATGGGCTACGGTACAAGCAAAAGCCTCGGAAACGCGAGATTGGATCGATGGCAAGTGGGCATCAACCGCCAGATGGTTTGAAGATATTGTCTGGCAGCCGCTTGCAAGCGATGCCGAAAGCGTAAAAAGCCGCATCGTGGGCTTTTTTGCGGACGCTTTATCGACGGTCAAGGGGCTTTGGGGCGGCGCTACCGATTGGTTTGAGGCGAATGTTACCAAGCCGTTCAAGGAGAAGTTTCAAGGCTTGATTGATCTCAAGAACAAACTCGCCGATGCGGGTTCTGTTGTTACGGGGCTTACAACGAGCAACGGAACTGGGCACAATGCTATCGGCACGTCGTACTGGAGCGGTGGCTGGACGGAAGTCAACGAGCACGGCGGCGAGATCATCGACCTGCCGCAGGGTTCGCGCGTCTATCCGCACGCAACGACGATGAAGATGCTCAAGGATAGCATGAGCAGCGGCGCGACAGTACCGACAACGGCGCCGCAAGTCACCGTCACAGGCAACACTTTCACGGTGCGCGAGGAAGAAGACATCGACCGCATCGCTTATCGTCTGTATCAGTTGATGTTTAAGAGCCACGTCAATATGAATGGGGGTACGCTGACATGAGCTTTCTGAGCCTATGGAATCGCGTCAATACACTCGGCGGCTACCTCCTCGGGAGCGGAGGCGGCACGAAGCGGCAGGTCATATTATCGGCGGGCGAGGAAAAGTTCACGTTGCCCGTCACGCCGCGCACATACAAGGTGCAGACGGAGCAGGACAACGTCGTCGTCGACATCATCGACTTCGGCGAAGCGCAGCTTTTTGGCAATCCGAAGCTCAAGCGATTATCGTTTTCCGCCTTTTTCCCGCATCCGAGGCATGATTATCCTTTTGTCGTTGGCGACAAGAGCGAGCCGGTGGAATGCGTCGCGAAAATCGAGAAATGGAAAGAAGCGAAGAAGCCTGTGCGCGTGATTATCACGGAAAGCCCGTTCAACCTCATGATGGCAATCAAGTCCTTTGACTATCGCGAACAGGATGGTTCGCGTGACATCTACTTTGATCTCGACCTCATCGAATGGAAAGACCTCAACACGCCGATGGCGAACAACGACAAGCAGATTGACGAGGACACGGGGCTAAAGAATCGCCCCGTGGAAAGCACGCCGCCGCGACCGAACTCCATTGAACGTGCGCGGGACATCCTTGAAGCGAGCAAGAAAGCCTACGGCGATTTTAAGCAGTGGCGCACATTGGCGCGGGGCGGCAGTCCTCTCACAACGTTTGCTTTGAAGAATATGCGCGGCGCTATCACCAAGAATCGCACGGAGTAGGAGGGATGGCATGAAAATCAAGATCGGACAGAAAGATATCACACATCTTCTGACCTCGTGCACATGGTCAGGTTCGCGCCTGAACGTCGCGCGAAAGCTCGAATACAGCTTTGTACAGGACGACCGCGATGCGAATATCCCCGTCATCGACGTGGACAACGGCTACACTTGCTACGGTTACGACGATGCGGACAACCTCGTTTTCGAGGGCAATATCTACAGCATCGAGCGCAACAGGGCGAAGTCATCGGTGAGCGTCACAGCCTTTGACCATCTCTATGTGCTGGCAAAGAGCAAGACGACGCGCAAATTTGACGACATCACACCTGAAGACATCACGCGGCAGGTCTGCGCCGAACTCGGCGTGTTGGTCGGCGACATCGCCGAGACAGGCACAGCGGTCTCCTTTATCGCCAACGCCAAGACGGGCTATCAGATCGTCCAGGGCGCGTACACCGAAGCCGCGAAGGTGACGGAGAAGAAATATCATCCCGTCATGAACGGCGCAAAGCTCGACGTGATCGAGAAGGGGACGCTCATCGAAGATTACGCGGCGGATTCTGCCGTCAACATGGAAGACAGCGTCTACAAGGAGAGCATCGAGAACCTCATCGACCAAATTCTTGTCGTCGATGAGGAAGGAAACCGCGTCGATTATGTGCGAAACGATGAGCACATCAAAAAATACTCCATGTTTCAGGACGTCTACAAGCAAGACCCGAACAAGGACACGCAGACGGAAGCCAAGGCAATGCTCAAGAAGCCCGAGAGGTCGGGGCATATCACGGCGCTCGGCGACTACCGCGTGAAGTCGTCCTACTCCATCACGGTGAAGGACAGCCTTTTCAAAGGGCAGTTCTGGGTGAAGGCGGACACGCACACATTTACAGATGGAAAGCACGAGATGAAGCTCGAACTTGAGTTTGAAAACCTCATGAATGAGGAAAAGACGGAGAAAGAAGAGGAGAAGAAGGAGAGGAGGAAGCGTCGTGGCGGAAGTGATACCGAGCGCGGAGAACTCGATGAGAAAGATGCTGGCGATCCAGCATGACATCGCCGAGGAGCATACGCCGCTTTTGCCGAGCGTCGGGAAGGTTGTAACGCCGCCGCCCGCGCTGTCCGTCGCATGGAACGATATCGTGCTTACGCCTGATAAGCTCTATCTCAATGAGTATTGGCTGCCCGGGCATACGCGCCACATCGTCGGCGAGACGGATTTTCGAGGCGGTGGCAGCGGCGATCCTGCATACGAATCGCATAACCACCCGATCGACAATGACGAGACGTGGACGGACACCTTAAAGCCCGGCGACCTCGTGAGTGTCTATCCGCAAGAGGGTGGGCAGATCTTCATCATCGAAAGCAAGCTGGTGAAACTATGAGCAGGGAGTTTCCATTTATCAGCTCGACGCGCGATGTCGTTGGAAGTGAACTGCCTCTTTTCAAGGAGTACGCGTGGGATTTCGAGCGTGACTGCTTTTTGTATGACGCGAACGGGCGACATATCCTTTTGACGGGCAACGACGCCCTTGTAGTCTGGATTTACAAAGCGCTCAAGACGGAGCGCTTTTCTTATCTTGTTTATTCGTGGCAGTACGGCATCGAGCTGAAGCCTTTTATTGGCAAGGTCATGGGCGTCGAGGAGCGGTATTCCGAACTCAAACGCGTCATCACGGAGTGCCTGATGGTCAATCCCTACATCAAGAGCATTGATTCGTATTCCTTCGTGTCAGAAAATCGCGGGGAGCTGGTGCATGTCCGTATAACGCTCACGACAATCTACGGGGAGGTGACGCTTGATGTATAGAGCTCGCGAACAGAAGGACATCCTGCGCGAAATGCAGGATTCGAGCAACACGCCTGCGAGCAAGATCGAGGGCACGTTTGAATATGATATGCTCGCCGCAAATTCAGTGGAGTTTGCCAAAGTAGAAGTCGAGTTGGAAGAGGCGTACAAGGCGGCGTTTGCTGATACGAGCTGGGGTGAGTATCTGACGAAGCGTGCCGCTGAATTTGGCGTCGTGCGAAAAGAAGCGACAAAGGCGATCGGAAAAGTCCGCGTAAAAGGCTCGGGGCGCATCGTAGCCGGAAGCCTGTTTCAAACAGAGAAGGGGGTGCGCTATCAGACGATGCGCACGGTAGACGTTGTGCAGGTCGCTGTACTTGATATAGAAGCTCTATTGCCGGGCAACATCGGCAATACGGGGGAAAATACGGTCACAAAAATCCCGATGAGCATCCCCGGCATCAATTCTGTAACCAACGAAGAGGAAATTCATGGCGGTTACGACGCAGAAACCGACGCAGCACTCTTGGAGCGCTATTTACGTGTGGTGCGGACTCCGGCGACCAGCGGCAACAAGTACCACTATCACAACTGGGCGATGAGCATCGCGGGGGTCGGTGCATGTCGTGTCGTACCGCTTTGGAAAGGCGCGGGAACCGTGAAGATCTTGATACTGGACGCAGATTTGAAAACGGCTCCGACAGAGCTGATCGAGAAAGTTAGGGGCTATATTGAAGATGTCCGTCCGATCGGCGCGACAGTGACCGTCATGAGCCCTGCGCCTAAGCCATTGACGATCACGGCGGCTGTGGCTGGACGTTGCGATGAGACGGCGCTCATCTCTGCGATTAACGACTACCTGAAGAAAAAGAGCTTGAGTTTAAAATATCTCTCGTCTGCACAGGTCGGGGATTTGCTGATGAACCAGCCAAGCGTGTCAGACTATGACGAGCTCTTGCTTAACGGTAAAAACAGAGTGTCGGTCAGTGAAGATCAATTGCTTTATGTGCAGGAGGTGAGATTGCATGAACTTTCAGTTTCTCCGTGAACATCCAGCAGAGCTTTCACGGTATTTGCCTGTGTTTCTGCGGCATGATGCGCATTTCAAGGCGCTGCTTAGCAGCTGCAGCGCGGAGCACGAACGCTTGCGGATGCTTTTGCAGGATGTAGTAAAACAGTTTTTTGTAGAAACCGCTACGTGGGGGCTTACTTCTTGGGAGCAGGTGCTTGCTTTGGAGGCTCGCGCCAAAGATGGGTATGAGGCTCGACGTAAGCGCATCCTGCTGAAGCTGCAAGCTAGGCAAATCTCTACCGTCTCTTTTATGGAGCGGCTTGCTTCGGCATACTTCCCGCAAGGGGCGAAGGTGCAGATTGAGGAACAAAACGAGCGGTATGCTTTTCGGGTCATCAGTACGGCGATCAGCAGCGATTATTCGGGATTGCTCGAAGCTCTTGAAGAGTATAAACCTGCACATCTTGCTTTGGCGTTGGATTATCTCATAGAAAGAGAAGCGCAGATCCACGTTGCCGGATATATCACAGAGTATGAGGTCACGGATATACAAAGCGGCGGAGATGTATCGTATGAAATCGATGACACGCCTTTGTACGCTGCCGGATTTGTAGATGGATTGGAAATTATAGAGATAGGAAGTGTGTGACATGGCGCAATTTCCCAAAATCCAGTTGACACAACTGGGGAAAAATATCATCCTTGCGGGACAAAATAAGCAGAAGGTCACTTTCACAAAGGTTGAACTTGGTGACGGACTCTTGGACGGGCAGTCCGTCGATGATATGACGGCACTCGTGCACAGTGTGATGAGCTTGCCTCTACAAAACTTTTTGAACAACGGCGACGGCTCGGCGCGCCTGCGTTTTGTTCTCGATAACAATAATCTTGCTAAGGGATTTTTTAATCGTGAGATTGGCGTCTTTGCCAAAATCGATGACGGTGAAGAACAGCTTTACGCTTACACTAACGCGGGGAATCTTGCGGACTATATCCCGGGTAAGGAGAGTCCGATTTCGAGCAAGATCATCAACTTGCACATTATCGTCGGCAATGCGATGAATTTGACAATTGTTGCGGAGAATAGCGCTTACGTCACGAAGCTGGATATGGATAGCCATAAGGCTGCTGTCGAGATTGACCATCCTGATGCCAGTGTTACAACGCCAAAGATTAGAGATGGGGCTGTGACAAGCGCAAAAATTGCCGAGCGGGCGATTGAAAAAAAGCATCTCAGAAAAGGGGGAATCGTTGCAGGTGATATAGGCGCATACTCAAAAGAGGACGTCAATAAATTGCTCGACGACCACCGCAAGAAAACGCCGCTCGACCATCCCGACGGCAGTGTGCTGAAAAAGCATCTTGGATTTGAGGTGTACGACAAAGGCGAAGTCTATAGCAAAAACGAAATCAATCAGTCTTATCGCAAGATAGGCAATGAAAGGGTAAGCGGCGATGTAGACTGGAATACCTTAATAGAGCCTATGACGTATAACATACAAGGATGCATCATGGATGCTGCCCATCATGCGCCGAGTGAATATAAATACGGCTTACTAGAGGTACATCGCCTAGAGAATAACAAAGACCATGAATGGCGTACTGAACAAGTATATTATCCTCATACGGGGGGCGGCATTTGGCGACGCACGAAAAATCAAAATGAATGGAACGCTTGGAGATATATCCCGACGCAAAACGAAGTCGAAACCATCGCGGAGCAAAAAGCGAACACGAAGGTCGATAAGTCGGGCGATACGATGACGGGTGCGTTAAATTTTGCGCTAAACAAAGGTTCAGTCATAGGTAAAGTCGCAAATGAAAATTCTTATTGGAAACTATGGGGAGCGGATAGTCGTCCATCTGTTGCACTAGATATTCATGGGAATGGTAACAACGCAGAAAAAGGCTACTTTGTTTTTCGAAAATTTGTGAACGGCAATGCGGTAGCAGGAGTAACGCTTATTGGAGAGGAGAATGACGCATACTTTCCGTACGCCGTGAACGCCAATAGGTTTTATACTAGTAACTGGTTTAGAGCAAGAGGCGACTGCGGTTTTTATTTTGAAGACCACGGCGTCGGTTGGCACATGACCGATAACGAATGGATAAGAGCATATAACGGCAAGAATATTTACACGTCGGGGAAGATACGTTGCGATGCTGGCTTTGAAGGTGATTTGCGTGGTACGGCCGGCAACGCCAACACCGTTGGCGATAGATCGTTGCAGTGGATTCTCGAACAGATCAACGCTGCAAAAACGGGTATTGTCGCGGGCAATTTGCAGCAAAATGGGTGGATCAAATTTGCGAATGGGTTAATTATACAGTGGGGATTTGGAGTGGAGGTATCAGGCGAAAACTATATAGACATACAATGGCCGATTGCATTCCAGCGATTGTGCTTCAGCGTCTTTGTAAGCATAAAAATCGGGAACGGGAACCAGTCGAACTACGGGGAGGATTTCCAGGTTGTCGAATATGACGCAAAACGGCTGCGATTGTTTTTGCAGCATTTTGAGCACGCTGCGCTGCCTGCAAGACCGATGTATATTGCCATAGGTATTTAGCCTACATGCCAAGTACGACATAGTGATTGTTCAGATTTGCCCCGCTGTATACTGTTACTCTCGTACGAATATGTTCCTTGTTGGGTGTGAAACGGTTGGATTCGTAAAACTCCTCGTGATAGGGATTTAGATACCAATAGTCACATAGATAATCGTTCCAGTGGTTCCATGTCATCCTAAAAATGCACGAGGTAGGTGTGTTTTCTCGGAAAATCACCGGAGAGGTCGCCTAAATTTCTGATGTCCGTTGTAGCCAGTTCCCCGTAACGGCAAAACATTGTCGAGCAAAGGCTATCGGAAAGTTGTTTTTTTATTCCATCCGGACCACCTTTTCTAGGTTCTCACTGTAGAACGAAAGGATGATGTAAAAATGGAAAACGAATACCTTGCCAAATTTGACGCCGATGGTCGGCGCGAAACGACCGTCGGCAGAGGCATACACTACGTCACAGATGAGGAGCGTCAGACGTATATCGACGACGGATATATCCCCATCTCAGACGACGACTATCAGCACTACATCGGCAATCACGGCATGGGTGACAACGGTACGGGCTACATCCGCGATCCCAAGACGGGCAAGCTGATCTCTGCGCCGCCCTACGTTGCATCGCAGGAGGAGCAGGCAAACGCTCTTGCGTCCTCCTACACCGCCCGCGTGCAGGAGATCAACAATGAGATCGTCGCGGCGATGGCCGACGGAGACGAGGACACCGTGGCCGAGCTCAAGTCCGAAAAAGACAATGCTCTTGCCACGTACCAAAAAGCATTGGAGGGACTGCAAAATGCGTAAGAGGTGCATCTTTTGCCTGAAAAAGCTTGACGACAAAAACCGCTGCCGTAATAAGCGCTGCCAGGACTACATCCGGACGCAAATACTCGACAAGGCGGACGCTGAAAAAGCCGAGAATCCAGCAACGATGGGCGATGCCGAAAACGAACCTGTAAACACAGAAAAAGCACGCTAAAAGAGGCGCAGGTCCTCAGACTAAGCGTGCTTTTTACTTGCTCGTGCGTATGGTTGACATCGGCGCTGTCGAGCATAGATGCGAGCGTATGCCGTGTCTCGTGAGGAGTGTGTTTGAATTGGAAATGAGCCATGACCTTGTCAAAGACCAAACGACGGAAGCTATCGTAGGTATGCTGCGAGCCGCCCGCGCGGCGGCAGAGAAAGTCACCCGGACGATGCAGAGCCTCCCAGTATGGCGGCAGCTTGTGCGGGATTGGCACAAGACAATTACGTCCCGCTTCCGTCTTGGAAGCCGTGACACGGAACACTCGACGCCGCAGCTTGATATCCGACTTGCGGATGTTGATGTATTCACTGGTGCGGCAGCCGCTGTATATCAGTATGAGGACGTGACGTATCTCGTCCGGCATCGTGTCAAACTCCCACCGTAGCCGGTCGCGCTGCCGCACGGATGTCGTTCTGTTTGGCAGTTTCATCGTATCAATCATCCTATCGTTTGTAGGAGGATACCACAAAGTAAAGGAGAGGATAAATATTGAATGGGACAGACTTCATCGCCGTCCTTCAGCGACTGCAGGAAGGGTGGGGCGCTAAACTCGGCGTGTCGTTCGCCCTTGCGATAGCGGCGCAGGAACATGTGCAGATATTCGTGGCGTTTTTTACGCTCGTATGCCTCGATCTTGCTACAAAGTGGATCTCTCTGTCGCGGCAGTATCTTACAGACCGCGGTTGGACTGCTCCGACGCTCTGGCAAGTCTTGTGGCATTTTCGGGCGGCTCGGCGTGCAGGATACATCAAAAGCGACATGATGCGCACGCGGTTCGTACCGAAAATCTTGACATATTTTGCCGTTGTCGCAGCTGCCGTGCTATTAGATTTCATCCTGCTCAAGACGCATGCACCGGCATTTGCAGCGACGCTCGTAATCGGGTATTTGTCGCTGACGGAGTTCATCTCGATCTTGGAGAATATGCAGGCATCGGGCGTTGAAGAAGCAGGCGCTTTGCTTGAGCTTGCGCGTAAGCGTAGCGGCATAGGCGCCGACAAGAAGCAGGAAAGCGAAAGGAGAAATGAAAAATGAAGGTACTCATTAACGCAGGACACGCGCCGAATGGCAACCCCGATCCGGGTGCGGTGGGACCGACGGGATTGCGCGAATGCGACGTCGTTTGCAATATCGCGCACATGACCGTTGACTATCTCATCAAGGCGGGCGTGCAGGCGGACTTTATCCAAGACGACAG